AGGAGTTCGCAGCCGACATCGACACCATCAGCTGCGGCACCCCCATGGTGAACCGCCTGACCATGCTCGGCGCTCCGGGCGCGATCGTGGCCGGCAACACCGTGACGATCGGCGCGGACACGTACGAGTTTAACAGCAACTCACCGCCGGACGTTGCTGGCGGCGGCACCGGCGGTTTCATCTGGGTCTATCAGGGCGCGGCATCGGTGAACTCCCGCGCGAACTTCATTGACGCGGTCAACGGCGTGGTCAACGCGGCTACCGTTACCCGCGGCGACGGCATCGGAGCCAACGCCGGGACCAACACCGAGTTCATGCTTGCCGCAGCCGGCACCGCGCTCGGTGACGTCGACCTGCACAGCGCGGACGCTATCGGCGGCACCATTGCCGCGAGTGGCGTTGCCACGGCCACCACCGTTATCCTCGCGACCGGCACCGACATCTGGGACGACCCCACGATGTACGGCGGCGCGGCCCAAGCCGCAGCGCAGATGGCCATGAGCACGACCACCCTGGCCGCCGCACACATCACCAAGGGCACGCTGGAGATCACGTTCGACTTCACGCCGCGGAGCGTGATCGTGGTCAACCGGATGCGTCCGCAGACCGAGGCATACGTCATCGGCGGCGACGTCGTGACGCTGACCCTGGGTGGCGGCGGTGCCCCCGCGAACCAGGCCGCCGACGTTATCGACATGATCGCGTTCGGCTAAGGGCTGACCCATGGCAGCGCATCCACTTAGCGGCCCGGCCACTCGCGCCACGGCCGTCACCCCGCACGCATCCAACGCGAACATCTACCGCTCACTCTATATCGGGGTGAGCGGGGACGTTACGGTTGTGCTCGCAGACGATACCGTGGCCGTAACGTTCGTGGCGGTCCCGGTCGGGATCCTGCCGGTGGCCACCTCGCTGGTGCTCGCGATCGGCACCTCGGCAACCAACATCGTCGGCCTCAGATAGCGTGGAGCGTGTGTGTCCCTAATTGAGCGCGTCAAATCTGCGGCCGGCGGACTGCTGGGCGAGGTTACCATCGAGCCACCGATCTGGGATCAGTTCGGGCGGATCGGCGGTAACCTAAGCCCGGCAGACGTATCGCAGATTTTGAGGGAGGCCGACGTCGGGCAGATCGCCCGGCTGGTCGATCTCGTGCACGAGGCGCGGCAAAAGGACGGACACCTCCACGCGATTCTGCAAACGCGGGAACTTGGCCTGCAAGGGCTGGAGTTCGATTGCGTTCCGCCCGGCGAGGAGCCGGACGAGGCCGACAAGGTTGCGGCGTCACAATGCAAGCGCGCCCTCCAACAGTGCTCGACGTTCCGGACCTCGGCCGTCGGGCACTTGTCTGGTGAGTCCGCCCTGTTCGGTCACGCCTGCTCTGAGACGATCTGGAAACTGGACAACGAGGACGACGAACTGCGCGGGCTAATGGTTCCCGAACGGTTCAAGCGGATCAGTTGCCGCCGGTTTGGTTTCGCCTCCGAGGACGGCCGGCTGCTCTACAACCCAAACTCTGGGTCGTGGGCTAGCGTTGACAACGGCGGGATCGATTTGCTGGACGAGTATCCGGCTGGGAAATTCCTGGCCGTGCGCGAGCGGCGGATCAACGGCGACGTCCCGATCCGCGAGGGCCTGGCCCGCGTGTTGATGTGGTCCGCCCTGTTCCGCAACTGGACCGTGCGCGACTGGCTACAACTCGGAGAGCTGGGTTGGAAGCCGCACGTCCACGGTAAGTACAAGGCTGGCGCGGCCACAGCGGACATCGACCGGCTAAAGCGCGCGTTGCGTTCGTACATCTCAAGCCAGCGGACGGCGCTCCCTGATAGCGTCGAGATGACCGTGGACTGGCCACGCAATGCCGGGCCGGCGATCCAATCGTTGCATCACGAGATGGCGGAGTTCTTGGGCATGGAGATGAGCAAGGCCGTACTGGGCCAGACGCTCACGACCGAGACCGGCTCGCGCGGCGCGTTTGCGCTGGGCACGGTGCACAACGAGATCCGCAAAGACATCCTGGAAGCGGACGCGATGGAGATCGGCGCCGCCATCAAGCGGCACGTGGTGATCCCGTTCATCCGCCTGAACTTTGGCGATCGGGTCCGCGTCCCCGAGTTCATTTTCCTGACCGAGGATTCGCTCGACCTTGAGGCGTTCTCCAACGCGATGGCCAAGCTACGCACCGCCGGCCTGAACATCCCGGCTAGTTACGTGCGAGACCGCGCCGGCATGCCACCACCCAAGGCGGGCGAGGAGTTGCTTGGCGATTCGCTGGACGAGAACGGCGAGCCCGTGCGCCCCGACCCCAACGCAGGATTGAATGACGGACCAGAACCCAACGCCGACGACGAAAACGGACCCGCTCCCGACGACGAAGAGTGAGCCCGAGATCGTCTACCGCTGGCAGGCCAAGCACCGCCAGCGCTGCGAACTAACCAAGCACCACGACCGGGCCACCAAGCCCGAGGCGTTGGAGCACCGATAGGATCCCACGCATGACCGACGCTACGAATATGCCGGCCTTTGCCCAGAACGTGTACGCCCTGATGGGTGCCGCGCATGAGGCCGAGCGCCGAATCGTTCCCGACGACATGGTGCGCCGGTCGTTCGGCGTGAAACTCAAGGCGGGTAGCCTCAGCAAAGAGACTCGCAGCGTTCGCGTTGTCGCCTCGACTGCCGCGCTGGACAGCTACGACGAGAGCGTGGAGCAGTCCTGGAAACTGGATCGCTACGAGCAAAACCCCGTTGTCCTGTACCGGCACAATCAGTCATCCGGGATGTTCGGATCACTGAGTGCCGAAGAGACCCTGCCGATCGGCTACGCCTCCGACGTGCGCGTTGAGAACGGCGCGCTAGAGGCTACGCTGAATTTCGTTACCGCCGAGGCGAACCCGATGGCGGAGAAAGTCTGGCAGCAATTCCAGCAGGGCGGCATCCGTGCCGTGTCCGTTGGGTTCCGCCCGCACACGGTCCGCGAAGAGAAGCGCGACGACAAAGAGGTTTTCGTGCTCGCGGACAATGAACTTTTCGAGATCAGCGCAGTGCCGATCCCGGCCAACCCCGAGGCGGTCGCGCGCTCGGCAGAACTCAATCGCGAGCAGTTGCGACGGCTCGCACATCCCACGCCAACCCCGGCCGCCACTGGCCTGGACAGCCCAGAGAACAAGGAGCCGGACATGGATCCGAAAGAACTGCAAGCAACGATCGAACTGTTGGAGGCCAAGGTTGCCGAAGAGGCCGAAGCGCGCCAAGACGCAACCGACCAGCTTGAGGCCCTGACCGACAAGCTCGCCGACTTGACTGAGGAGCTTGCCATCGCGAGCGCCGAGATCGAGTTGCAGCGCGAGGCGGCCAAGGCGGCCGAGACCGAGGCGATCGAGCGTGAGGTTACCGCCCTGGTTGGCGTCAAGTTCACCCCGGCCGAGAAGGACGCGCAGATCAAGTTGCGCACCGAGTCCCCGGAGCTGTTCGCCACGTTGCTTGCCGCGCGCGACAACCTGCCGCACACCGTGCAGGTCACCTCGGGCGAGGGCACCGACCAGAACGCCGCGTCACCGGGCGCCGGCAACCTCGACAAGTACAGCGCCGACGCCAAGGCACGCGCCAAGGCTGCCGCGGCCAAGTCGTTTCAGGGGTAAGCCATGGCGACCCGTGCAATTAGACTGACCCAGTTCGCCGTCATCCGCCCGTTTGCGGCCGGTGCCGCCGTGCGCCTTGGCTATCCCGTCAAGGACAGCGCCGGCACCGTGATCGAGTGCACCGCGATTGCTGACACCTGCTTGGGTGTCTCGGTCGAATCCGAGGACGGCACGTGGCCGGCCGCGGCCGCCGACATTGTTGGCGTCGCCCTGCTCGGAACCGATGCCGTTGTGCCGGTTCTGGTCGGTACCACCCTGATCGGCGCGGTCGGCGATTTCGTTTGCGTCGACAACGCGGCCGCCAACGGTAGCCGAACCGCCACCATCGGCGGCGCCAATACTGCGCTGATCGTCATCGGTCAGGCGCTACAGTCCGGCGCCGCTGCCGATCTCGTCGGCGTCAACCTGGCGTGCGGCGGTCCGTGCGTCGGCTCCTAATCGTCAAACACTAAGCGGACGCCCGCTCGGCGCCCACACCTAAACTCAAGGGTCGCGAGAAACCGCCTCCCACAATCAACCGCATAGGAGAGTGAGAACAATGGCAACTCGCGCCATCCGACTTACCCAATTTGCCGTCATCCGCCCGTTCACCGTTCTTGCGGCGAACACGGTGCGGGAGGGCTATCCCGTCAAGAACAACACTGACCAGATCGTGGAGTGTACCGCGATCGCCGACACCTGCCTCGGCGTCTCTGTCGAGACCGAGGACGGCACATGGCCAGCGAACGCCCAGGACACCGTTGGCGTTGCCCTGCTCGGCACCAACGCCGTGGTCCCAGTGCTCACCGGAACCGCGACGATCGCGGCCGTGGGCGATTTCGTCTGCGTCGACAACGTCAACACCAACGGTAGTCGGAGCGCTGTTATCGGCACCGGCACCAACGCTCTAATCGTGATTGGCCAGACGCTCCAGGTCGGAGCGGCCGGCGACTTTGTTGGAGTCAACTTGGCCGCTGGCGGCCCCTGCGTCGGCGCATAGTCGCGGCGCCTTGAAAGGAAAATGAAAGATGACCGCGATTCTCAACGCAAACGGCCGCCCCATGCAGCGCACCGAGCGCGGGCTTGCTTATGACTCCTACGTCAAGCAGATCCGCGAGGACCTTAGCCACGGCGACGCCGAGGCAAAGGCCGCTCTGAACGAGGCAAAGGAAGCCCTGCTCCGCACCAAGCTCACCCCCGGCACCGTGCAGCAGTCCTCACTGCTGACCGACATGTCAGTGATGTACGCCAACGACGATTTCATCGGCACCCGCCTGATGCCCGTTGTGGGCACGAACGGTAGCCAGTCCGGCTCGTTCTACACGTACACCAAGCGCGACCGGTTCGCGGCTCCGTCCGATGACATGAGCACGCGCGCCAAGGCCAACGAGGTCACCCAGGGTCGTAGCCTGGGAACCTACAGCTTGTCGCCCCGCGCCCTGGCGAACCACCTGGACGATCTGGTCCGGGAACTCCAGGACGCACCGCTGAACGAAATGCTCGATCTGGTCGAGGCCGTGGTGGACTCGATGGAACTCAAGCGCGAGCAGCGCTTGGCGGCCGTCCTGCACACTGCCGGCACGTACGGCGCCAACACCGCGGCGATCGCCGCTGCGGATCGTTGGAACAGTGCCGGCGGCGGCAACCCCGGCAGCGATGTCGACGCGGCCAAGGCGGCCTGTTGGGCCGGCATGGGTCCGGGTTCCTGGGTCGGTTTCATGTCGCTCGACGTGTGGAACGTGCTCAAGCGC